ATTGTGATGTGGATGACTTCCAAGGTGTCATAGGTGAGAGACACAAAGTGGCTTTAACTCTACACAATCCTGAACAAGAAGTTATTGGTTGGCAAGTTAGAAATCTTTTACCTAATGCCGCACCTAAGTACATAACGCATTACATAGACAACAACAACAGAGGTGATGCTGGCTGGTTTCATAAAAGCAGTAAGACACTAGTCATAACTGAAGACTATCTCAGTGCTTACAGAGTACACAACGACACAGGCTTTAGTTCTGTGGCGTTACTAAGAACAATAGTCTCAGATAAAACATTAAGACAGATACACGAACTCAACTTTGAGTACGTAGTTATTTGGCTTGATCCCGATGAAGCAGGTATTGAAGGAGCAGCAAAAGCATACAAAAAACTAAATCACTTTCTTCCATCAGAAACAAAAATTATCCTGCTAGGCATGGATAAAGAACCTAAACAATGCACACCAGCAGAGCTGGGAAGCATACTCAACTAAAGGAAACAGATGGACTATGACGTTCTCTATCTTTGCGCTCAAAGCAAAGAGAACCTTGCAAAGTACAGGCGGTATATCAAACCGCACGTAGTGGTCAAAGAAACCAACACCATCCTAGATGGCATGGACAAATACTACAAAACATTTCCAAGTGTTACAGATTTCAGTTGGGAATCTTTCTCTGCGTTCTTGATTGCAGACCAAAGCAAACGACTAACTGACGATGCTATTGTCAAGCTTCGCATGATGCTAACTAAAGCTAAAGCGTTTGTTCCACACCATGCTCACGAGGAAGTAGTCAAGACTCTTATCGAGTTGGACTATCTTGCTTTAATTATGGACGAATGTGAGAAAGTTAAAGAAGGCTCTAGTGATCTTGAACACGTTCATATCCTAGCTACCAATGCTCTTAGAGATGTGGAGAGATACATTGAAAAAGATGAGTTGTTTGTTTCTGCTGATTTATCTGTCATTGCAGATAGGATCAGTTCTTCTGGTTATGAGTGGAGACTGGACGTTCTCAATCGTTCTCTTGGTCCTCTACGCACAGGGAATTTTATTATTGTGGCAGCAAGAGTTGAGGTAGGTAAAACTACATTTCTCGCAAGCGAGGTAAGTTACCTTGCACAGCAGCTACCTAAAGATAGACCAGTTGTATGGGTCAACAATGAAGAAGAATCCTCTGTTGTGTTCTTTCGTATTGTCCAAGCTGCTATTGGTAAAGAATCTAAAACAATCATTGCTGATTCTAAAACAGCTATGGAAGAGTACACGACTTTGATGGGTGGTAACAAAGACAAGATACGTGTTACTAAAGACATGAACCACGTTCGTGATCTTGAGACATTGTTCAGGGAAGTTAACCCAGGGCTTATTATCTTTGACCAACTTGACAAAGTTAACGGCTTTAAGTCTGAAGAGCGTGAGGACATCACACTTGGCAAGATTTACAAGTGGGCTAGGGAACTTGCAAGAACTTATGGCCCAGTTATTGCTGCATCACAGTTGTCTGCGTCAGCAGTAGATATGAAAGACCCTCCGTTTATTGGCTTAGATGCTCTGCGTGGCTCTAAGACTGACAAACCAGGTGAAGCAGATGCTGTTGTGACGCTAGGCAAGTACAAAGAACCCAAAACACCAGAAGAAGAAATGATCCGAACAATCAATGTTCCTAAGAACAAACTCCCAGGTGGAGGCGTCAAGCACATGGAGTCACATCGACATGGGCAGTTCCTAGTAACAATTGATCCAATCAGAGCAAGATTTGAGTAGGAATTCAAATGACTTCATCGTATTACCAAACAGAAGTTAAGAAAGCAGTAAGAAAAATGGATTTAATTACTGGACCACAACCAATCTTCTGTGCCATTGATGTTGAAACAACTCTTAATGGTACCGAAGACATAGGACTAGCTCATCCTATGCACCCAGACAACAGAGTCGTAGCTTATGGTATGTGCATAGCAGAACCAAGAACTACGTATGACTGTGATACGTTTGATGCTTACGTAGATGGATTAATGTTGGGAACTATTCTTTGTGGACATAACATTTCTTTTGACTTGATGTACCTGTACAAAGAAAGCACAGCACTCAAGTACAAACTACAAAAACACAAACTCTGGGACACACAACTAGCAGAATACATCCTATCTGGTCAACGTACTAAGTTTTCTAGCTTAGACGAACTGTCAGTCAAGTATGGGCTGCCTATCAAAGATGATGGAATTAAAAAGTATTTCCAAGCAGGACTTGGCTCTGACAAGATTCCCCCTGCAGAACTAATTCCATACCTAGAACAAGACGTAGCTAACACCCTCGCTATTGCTGAAAAACAATACAAACTAGCTGTTGCTAGTGACCAAATCTGGTTGATTAAAAGTCAGATGGAAGCTCTCCATGCAACAACAGAGATGATGTTTAATGGTCTGCATATTGACAGAGCAAAGCTAAGTGAATACACAGTTGAAGTTGTTAATGAGTATGTTGAAGTTAAACTTGATCTAGAAGAACTTGTTAAGAGTCGCATAGATGACATCAACAGTCCTAAACAATGGTCACAGTTTTTCTTTGGTGGCACTAAGAAAGTAAAAGTCAAAGAAGAAGTCGGCGTCTACAAAAATGGCAATACCAAGTACAAGCTTGTAGAAAAGAAAGTGGTTATCAAACCATTCATAGCTTACATCGCAGACCCAGAAAAAGTATCTGAAAAGACTGGTCAGATTTCAGTAGATGACTCAGTGCTCAACGATATGCTAGCTCACACGTTTGATCCTGTAGCCATTGCAATTATCAACAAGCTTCTCAAGTATCGAGAAATGTCTAAACAGCTTTCTACCTATGTACAGGGGCTTAGCAAGCATATCATTGGTGACTTCATACATGGCAAGCTAAATCACACATCAACAGTCACAGGCAGGCTATCTTCAACAAATCCTAACTTACAAAACATTAGTAATAACCCCATAAAACAAATCTTTACTTCTAGATACAATGGGAAAATTGTTGAGGTTGACTTTAATCAGTTAGAAGTTGTTGCTCTAGCCCATGTTACTAGAGACAAACAGTTGATAGCTGACATTTCAGGTGGAGCTGATATACATAGTGCTTTGTACAAAGATATGTTTGGCAGGCTACCTACAAAGGAAGAGAGGAAACCATTCAAGTCTAGAACATTCCAGTTGATCTACGGAGCAGGTGCTAAAGCTATCAGTAAACAAGCAGGGTGTAGTCTCGATGAGGCTAAGAAGTTTATTGATGTGTTCTACACACGCTATCCAGACGTAGCTAAGTGGCACACAGAGTTTGCATCAGAAGTTGAACTCAAAAGCAACTATGACCTGGATGAACATGGATTCCGTGAAAAGATTAAGACGTATGTCTTGCAAACAGAAACAGGAAGGAAGTTTTCTTTCAAAGAGTATTACAGCGATAGCTCTTGGTCTGCAAAGACCTACAACTTCAGTCCAACTGAATTGAAAAACTATCCAATCCAAGGATTAGCCACTGGAGATATTGTCCCAATGATGTTGGGAGTTATCTTTAGAGAGCTAGTAGGCAGAGACGATGTGAAGATGGTTAACACTGTTCACGACTCTCTAATGTTTGATGTCCACGAAGATTCTGTGGAACCTTTTATAGAGGAGATAACAACTATTCTTAGAGATACAGACAGGTATTTCTTAGAAACATTTAGTACGCCATTGGCTCTAAAGCTCAATGCAGGAGCATCCTATGGCAACGATTGGTTTAACATGAAAGAAGTTTAATATGGCAATGATGACAGGTATTGTTCAAGCAATATCAACAAAAGACGTAAACACCAAGTTTGGTAACAAACCCACCTACTCATTCAAGATCAACGATATGTGGATCAAGTGTGGTTTTAAGAATCCAAATGTTCTAGTTGGCTATGAGGTGGAGCTTGATGGTGTTGCAGGTACTTATGGTGTAGAAACCAAAAGTGTAAACATCTTAGGCAAATCAACAGCACCTGCGCCAGCAGCAGCAACAGCAACCGCTGTAGCGGCTCCCAAAGCCGCCTACAGTGGCTACAAAGAAAAAGTGTTCCCTATCCCCGCACTCCACGGAGACAGAGCTATTGTTCGTCAGAATGCCTTGGCAAGAGCCACTGATGTTTACATTGCTGCTCGTGGTGGTAAGCCCTTTGACCTTGAAGATACAACCCTAGATTTAATTATTAAATTTGCTCGTAAGTTTGAGGCTTATACAGCAGGGGATATTGACATGGCTGAAGCAATGCAAGAAGATAGCGCTGAGCAGTTGCCACTGTGATTTTATGGAAGCCCTAAAAAGCTTCCATTTTTTTTTGTTTAAAGGA